ATGGAATCAATGCAACCCGCATTTGAGGATGAGACACCAGTAAACCCATTCGATTTCTGGAAGGGTGCTGATTTCAAACTCAAGATTACAAGAGTTGCAGGATTTTGGAACTACGACAAGTCTGAGTTTGCTGAACCATCTACATTAGGTGACTTTAGCGACAAAGAGTTGGAAGCAATCTGGAAAGAAGAGCATAGTCTAGCAGCATTCACTGCTGATGACCAGTTCAAGTCATATGAAGATCTTAAGTTACGTCTTGAGACTACATTGAAGGGCAACTACTCAAAACCAGTTGATGAAGAAGTCTTTGAAGAAGAGGCAGAGGCACCAACACCAGTTGCCACAGCAGCACCATCTGCTCCAGAAACAGATACGTTATCGTACTTTGCTCAACTAGCACAAGACGACTAAATATATTAGTTCGAGATGGATCAAGCACCCTTCGGGGTGCTTTTTTTATTACATGTTTATATCTGACGTACCACCCGCTATTGTGGTAACTTTTCCTTTAACTAATAGTGACTTATATTCTGCAACAAAATCTTCTATTAGTTTTGGTTTTATTACTTGTATATTTTGTTTCTTACTGTTTAGTTCTGTCTCGTACATTGCATTCGTTACTGACACAACTGGATTAGCAGTAACAGTGGTAGACCCATTGTAATATGCAACTTGGAAATTAGATGGCACAATCTTTCCCGCAGGAACAATTACATTGTTATTGTTATCTCTAACTTCTGTGGTTACATGGTGTTTTGTTGCTTGTGGATTGCTATACTTTTGATTAATAAAATCTTGTAGTTGAACTACAGACCTAGGCCACTGTGCATAGTAATCAGTAATATCGTTTATAACAAATATAGTCCAGTTGTAAAATGGATTCCTATACAGTCTAGTTGCAACATCTTCTGGTCTTTCACCATCACGGACGTTATCCTCTACAAATAGACTGACCTGTGCCTTAAACTCACTAAGTATCTCTGCACGTCTCCATATATTTTTTACCAATAGAAAATCAGGGTCAAGGGGCACTGATCCTACATTGTATAGCAAATCTGGTAGTGATTTTAACATTAGAATGATACCTCCCCAGTAAATGCTGCATCTTCGTTGGCAATGAATCCACCTTCTGATGTACCAGTAAATCCTACTCCTGCAATAAGTTTTGAATTTCTCTTGTCGGTGTACGATGCACCTTCCATATCCACACGTGTAAGTTTTGTTGTTTCTTTGAAGTTTAACTCCATAGTAACCATAGGAATAGATCCATCAAAGACTGTTTGTAATTGACCAAATGGTGTTGTGTTTATAGTCAATCCAGTCAATGCACATAGTTTTGTTCTAGGCATCATAGGATGTTGTATTGGATCTCCTAAAGGATTGCCTTCTTCATCACACTTGACAAACTTAGGTGTCAATACAAATACATCTGGAAATGTAAGCATAACTGCACTACCTCTACCAGACTTTGAGTTAGGGTGCATACCACGTTTAAACCACTCTATTATCTCTATAATTTTATTGCTTTCTTTTTTATTTCTCGCTGCTAATTCAAATCTAAAACCAAACTCTCTTCCTTGCATTCTTTCAAAGAACTGTATTGAGTTTTCGTTAGGTGCTAGTCCCGCTAATCCTGCAAGGTTTTTAGGATTTAATGGACTATTTACTTTCATAGGATCAGTTGCAGTCTTTGCTCCTGATACAAAACCTTGTACTAATTTTGTAGGATCTACGCCACCAACCTTTGCAATATTACTTCCTGCACTTAATTTTCCTGCAGCATATTGTAAACCAGCTCCTGCAACACCACCAACAGTTGCTAATGCAGCAAACTTTCCTGCTTCATCCGCAGCAAGTGCTAATGTTCCTAACTTAAATTCGTTGCTCCAATCAGCACCATACTTATATTGGAACTCGTTAGGCAATGGTAGCATACATCTAGATGACATCAGACCTTTATTCTTTTTGTCTATGAGATCTTGCTTCTTCTGCATCAACTGACCTACAGTTGTTACCTCTCCATTTTTTAATACGACTCTTGTTGATGGATCCACATTTGGATCTGTAATATTAATTGTTTTACCACCACTTGTTCTTGTAAAAGTTCTTCTTCCTCTCTTTACTCTAGTCGTTGTTTTTTCTGTCTTATATTCATTCAATGCATAGTCGGTAAAATTATCTGTTGGTGTTCCAGATCCATATGCTTCTGCTAATCTATTTGAACCAAATCTTACTACGTCTGATATTACACTTCTATTAAATGATCCTAGAGCATCATTAAAAGATTTTGCTACAGTCTTCTGTGCTTCATCATAACTATACTTCTCTAACTGTAAGAAAGATGCGTATGGTATTGATGATAGACCAGTTGGATATTCAATTACTGTGTTTTGCTGCTCGGACATTATCTATTGTAATTAAATTTTTCTAGGGGTAACGTACTTAATAGTTGTACTTCACTTTCTTGCACCTCAAAGAAAAGACTATCTGCTCTTTTAGGTATGTATTGACGAAAAGTTTTTTTAGGAAACCTTTTATTATTTAGTGCCTTTAATCGGGCATTTGTTGTACGTATATAGTGTACGTTTGCACCAATAAGGTTATTCTTCTTAAACTCCATGACATATACAAGTGGATACTCGTCCCATTCTTTTAATTTGTCTGCAAATTTAGGATCATATTCAAATGTATAAAACTTTCCTACACTAGGTGACTCAGTAGCATCGTCTAATAGTATATTAAATACCTCTTCTCTCAACGATGAGTTTGATATCTTCTTACCTTTTAGACTTTTTACCAGTCCATCGAATCTTGAGTTCTCGTTCTGTGATGACGATGAATTCGCATCCGTGGTCTGCTGCCCATTCTCTTCCCCGTTCAAACTTGGCTTGGTTGACTGCATATTCTATACTCTCTTGTAAATACCTTTTGCTTCGTTTGTTTTTAGGTGGTTCTAACTTATTTTTTGGTTTAACTTCGATGAGATACCTTTTTATTTTGCCATCTTGTTCTATCTCCCACCAAAAATCAGGAAAATACCTATGAACCTTACCATCTTTGGGTGACTTATATGGTATAGCGATCTCCTCAGACCACCATCTTTTCACCTTTGGATTGCTGTCGCACCATTTCATAACCTCATGTTCCCATCCAGAACGATATACGACTCCAGTAGGATCACCCTTATATTTTCTATAATTAATTACTCTGTACTTACCTTTCTTATATTTCAGCATAAATACATATATCAAACCATACGGTTATTTATGGCATCCGCAAGAGGACTACAGAATTTCATGCAGGCTATAGGCAAGTCTGGTGGTATCTCTGCGTCTAATCTATACCAATTTTCGTTCCAACCTAGTCCAAAGTTGAAAAAATTCTTTGATGATAACGTCTTTGAGGAGTTTTTAAAACTTACTGATAATGGTGACACAATGAATTTACAGTTGTTATGTAATGAGATACAGTTGCCTGGCGTTACCTATTCTGCATTTGATGTCAAGTCGGTACACAAAGGTATCACACAAAAGGTGGCAACAGCAAAAGTATATAATGAGTTAGATGTTAGTTTCTTCATGGACGGAACATCACTACCGCTAAGATTTTTTAGAGCATGGCAAGATTTTACTAGCAATGGTGTAGCGGGTAATCCTGAGTTCTTTTATGACGATCAACCGTATAAAAGAGCATTTGCATCTAATTACTATGAAGATTATGCATGCGACATGTTTATAAACAAGTTAGAGAAGTATGAATCACCTCAAGGGGAACCATTAAAGAAGGGAGAATATAAAAACCCATGGAATGCTAGATTAACAAAAGCATATCCATACACCGTAGCATCAATACCATACTCATCAGGACCTGCACAACTTGTTAAGGTAACTGTAGGATTCTACTATGAGTATAGTCACTTATTAACCTCCAGTTAGGGTGCTATATAATATACTGATTTTATAAATTATGCCATTACCTGAGATTGCAACGCCAATCTATACGTTGACTGTACCATCTACTAAGAAGAAAGTCAAGTATAGACCATTCCTTGTCAAAGAACAGAAGTTGTTAATATTGGCATTGGAGAACGACGACCAAGAGCAGATACTAGACGCTATAACAAAAACGATACAAGATTGTTTGATCACAAAGGTTAAGGTATCAGACTTATCTTTGTTTGATATAGAATATCTTTTCTTACAGATACGTGCTAGATCAATTAGTGAAGAGATTGAAATGAAAGTCACGTGTCAAGATGATAACGAGACTACAGTGGATGTAAAATTCATGGTCAATGATGTCAAAGTCAATTTTCCAAAGGGACATACTAACATTATTAAACTAGGTGACGACCTTACCATTGAGATGAAGTATCCTGATCTAGAATACTTTACCAAGATTAATTTTATAGGTGAAGAACCAGATCCATATGAACTAGTCGCTAAGTGTATCAAGAGAGTATATGTTGGTGAAGATGATTACACTCCCGATTCTGTTGAAGAGTCTAGGAACTGGGTAGAGGGGTTGACTAACTCACAGTTTGATGGAATACAAGAGTTCTTTGAGACAATGCCATCACTAAAACATGTACTAAAGGTCAAGAACCCTAAGACTAAGGTTGTAAATGAGGTTGTACTAGAAGGATTATCTGATTTTTTCGCATAGCCCTCTTCCATGAGGGCATCATGGTATTTTACCAGACTAATTTTTCTCTCGTCCAACACCATAAATATAGCTTGACAGATATTGAAAATATGATCCCGTGGGAACGGGAAGTATATGTGAATATGTTAGCAACTCATCTTCAAAAAGAAAGAGATCGTATCGCTGAACAAAACCGACGCTAATGGACACAACAGCAATCACCAATTTTTTAAAGAATGCAGCAAAGTCACTTGTTGCAGGGGTAGCTGGTGCTGTCACAAGTTCAGATGAAGTAAGAGTAGTTCCTGCCATAGCACCTATACCTATAGATGATGTGAATACATCATATGGTGCACCAGAAGCAATAGAACGACCTAAGAAAGAAGAAGGCAAAGAGCAACTTAAGTACGAAGAGATAGTAGAAGAAAGAATAAAAGAAGTAGCATTTAAAAAGAGTATGCCATACCAACCAGAGGTGGCATTAGAGAAGGGTGGTATTGTAAAGAGTGAAACTATTGCAAAGGTTGGAGAGAAAGAACCAGAGGTAATAACTCCTGTTAAAAATTATGGCGAGTCTGTAGAACTTGTGTACAAACAAGGTGCAGCATTAATCATAAGTTCGTCTCTTGGTTTCTTAAAAACATTACCTCCATCTCCTGCAAAAGGTAGTGTAATAGCAGAGGCAAACAGACTGAAAAGTATTTTTGGTATCGTTGAAACACCAAAACCACAAAAGACAATAGGATTGAAAGCACCATTAGTATGGTGGGGTAGTGGCAAGGCAGCAGCAAAAGCGGGTGTTATGCCTAAGCAAGCAGCAGCAGAAGGCGGTGGTGGCAAATCAGGTGGAGGTGGATTTAATTTACTACGAACTTTTAAAAATCTTAAAAACTTAGGTAAAAAGTTTAAGGTAGGTAAGATGTTCAAGAAGACTAAAATAGGAAAAGTCTTTAGGAACACAGCAGCGGGTGTCAAAAAACTAGGACGACCAATAAGTAAGGTAGGTAAGTCAGC